TTTACCTGACAAACTGAAAAAGCCTAGAGGCCGTCCTCCCAAGCCTGTAGCTGTTGCTATTCCCAAACCTATGACTATGGCTCGTTATGCCGATAGTCCTCCTGCCCTACTTCCCAAGACTGAACTTCAGCGAGTCAAAGAACTCAAAGAACTCCTAATAAACAGTGCTGGTTCTAACGTTGTCCACAAGGCAGTTGAGATTGCCATGAATGACGAACACCCTGCTCAGATGGCTGCCATCAAACTCTGTATGGACAGAATGCTTCCTGTATCCCTGTTTGAGAAAGAAGGAAAGCAGAGATCAGCAGTGACAATCAACATCACAGGCATTGGTGAGATTTCCCATGCACCTGTAATTGATCTTGAAGATATTGAGGATAAGAATGTCTGATACCACTACAAGGAATCAAGCCAAACTCAATGGAGACAAGTTTTACTTCACTGGAAAACCTTGTGTTCATGGGCATTTGTCTCCTAGATACACTGGTAAAGGCACTTGTTGCGAGTGCATGAAGCTGTCTTTTGAATTGAAAAAAGAAAGCAAATTGCAAGAAATGCGGGATAACTATGCCGCTAAAAAGTCAGAATATGCTGAAAGAATGGTCGACTGGCGCAACGAGAACAAACACAAGCAAGCCACCTATTCATCTAAAAAAAGAGCCGCTTTGTTGTGTCGGACACCAAGATGGCTATCCGATGTCGACAGGCAAAAGATGGAAGAATACTATTACACAGCCAATATGCTTGGAATGCACACTGGTGAGCATTACCATGTCGACCACATTGTTCCGCTAAGAGGCAAAACCGTAAGTGGCTTAAATGTGCCTTGGAATCTCCAAGTCCTTGAAAAACGCAAGAATTTGCAAAAAGGAAATAGCTTTCATGGCTGATCTGTCATTCAAACTATTGCCGTGGCAAGAAACGGTATTTACCGATAAAACCCGATTCAAGGTTATTGCGGCTGGTCGACGCTGCGGAAAGTCACGATTGGCGGCTATTACCTTGCTGATTGAAGGCTTGCGCTGTCCATCAGGAAGTGCTGTTATGTATGTAGCCCCTACAAACGGACAGGCACGGCAGATCGTTTGGGACGTTTTGATGGAGTTGGGTAGGGATGTTATCCAAGCCAGTCACATCAATAACATGGACATCACCCTGATAAACGGAGCCAAAATCTATGTTAGAGGTGCAGATCGCCCAGATACTCTGCGAGGAGTGTCGCTCACCTATGCTGTGCTTGACGAGGTTGCCGACATCAAACCAGAAGCATGGGAGCAGGTTATTCGTGCTTCGTTGTCAGACAAAAAGGGTCGGGCAATGTTCATCGGCACTCCCAAGGGTCGCAACTTTTTCTATGACGTATTTAAACTCGGAAACTCAGAAACCGACCCAGACTGGAAATCTTGGCACTTCACAACCAAAGACAACCCCCTGATCGACCCAACTGAGATCGAATCTGCCAAGAAAACCCTGTCTTCCTTTGCTTTCAAACAGGAATACCTTGCCTCCTTTGACAATGCTGGTTCTGACGTTTTCAAGGAAGAATGGCTGAAATACGGTGTTGAGCCTGAGTATGGCAGCTACTTCATTGCCTGTGATTTGGCTGGTTTTGAGGAAGTTGCCAAACAAGCGGCTAACTCCAAGAAGCGGCTAGACCAGACTGCCATTGCTGTGGTCAAGGTGACAGACGAGGGTAAATGGTTTGTTAAAGAGATTGTTTATGGACGGTGGGACATTCGGGAGACTGCCGCCACCATTTTGCTAAAGATTCGGGAATACAGGCCACTTTCCATAGGAATTGAGAAGGGTGCGCTAAAAAACGCAGTTTTGCCGTATTTGAGTGACTTGATGCGAAAGAATAATGTATATTCGCACATAGTTGACTTGACCCACGGTAATCGTAAAAAAACCGACCGTATCATTTGGTCACTTCAAGGACGGTTTGAGCATGGGCGTATTGTGCTGAACTCCGAGGAGGATTGGGACGAATTTAAAGATCAACTCTTGATGTTCCCATCCCAAGGTGTGCATGATGACCTACCTGATGCCCTATCGTACATTGACCAACTGGCTGTCACCTCATACTTCCAAGATGACCAAGAAGATGAGTGGGAGCCTCTAGACATAATTTCGGGGATATAAATGGCAACTGGGTTATTAGGTGGAGTTCTACCCTATATCTACTCTAGAGCAGATGCCTTAAAGCGCACTCTAGGAGATGTTGTCTCCAGTCCTATGGCTTCTGCTGAACAAGTAGTAAACAATGCAAATGATCGTGCAAGATACCTTAACCAGTTACAAGCACAAGTTGCATCCCAAGGAGTAAAGGGCTTAACAAGTCCTCAAGGCCAAGAGTTAGCTAACCTGTACACACAAGCCTACAACCCTGCTGGAATATTTATTGGGTCAAAAGCCAAAATTTGGAATAAAGCTAATGCTGAAAAATTTCTAGATTTAGAGGTTCAAGGACTATCTCCAATTGAGATATGGAAAAAAACAGGAACATTCAGAACACCAGATGGAGTCTTGAAGCAAGAAATTCCTGACAATTTAGCAAAACTAAGGGCTGATTTCAATGCTGCAATTGCCAATAAAGCTAATGACTACAAAGGTGGCATTGAAGGAGAAATAGGAGGAATGCTCCAATATTCTGAATTGTTCAAAGCCTATCCTGATTTATTGACAAGTTTAAGATACACAGTTAACAAACAACCAGACTGGCTTCCAGAAAGTGCCGCTGGCGCTCAATACAGCAAAACAATTGGTGGAAAAGAAAAAATATCTACCTCTACAAAAACAGAGGAAGATGCTTTGTCAAAACTAATGCACGAACTGCAACACGCTGTCCAAACAAGAGAAGGATGGCAATCTGGCGGGTTAGAGTCTCAGTTTAAAGATACTCCAGCAATGAGTGCATTTGACCAATATCGTGCATTGGCTGGTGAAGTAGAGGCAAGGGCTGTTCAGGCTAGAAGAACAATGACTCCAGAACAAAGACAACAAACTTTCCCTTTGTCAAATTATGACTTGCCAATAGAATCGGTTACATATGGTGACCCATTTGGCAATACAACAAGGTAAGACTATGGCAACAGACAAACAAGTGAAGTTAGAACAGAACCAGTTTTATCAGCCAACAGAGGCTGACAAGGAAATCACTGCATTTGTTGTTGACCATTGCCAACGCTGGCGTGATTACCGTGATGTCAACTTCCTCCCTGACTGGTTGGAATACGAACGCATCTTCCGTGGTCAATGGGCTTCTGAGGACAAGACTCGTGAATCAGAGCGTAGCCGTATCGTCACCCCCGCTACCCAACAAGCCGTAGAAACCCGCCATGCTGAGATCATGGAAGCTATCTTCGGTCAAGGCGATTTCTTCGACATTGAAGACAATATCCAAGACATAGGTGGAAACCCTATAGACGTTGAGTTAATTAAGGCTCAACTGATGGAAGACTTCAAGAAAGACAAAATCAGAAAATCTATCGACCAGATCGAGTTGATGGCTGAAATCTATGGAACAGGTATTGGCGAGATCATCGTCAAGACTGAGAAAGAGTACATCCCATCCACTCAACCTATCCCTAATCAGATGGGTCAAGCCGCTATTGGGGTGATGGAGAGGGACAGAATTGGCGTGAAGATCATGCCTATCAATCCTAAGAACTTCTTGTTTGACCCTAACGGCACATCCATTGATGACTGTATGGGTGTGGCTATTGAGAAGTATGTCTCAATCCACAAGATTGTGGCTGGTATCGAGAAGGGCATCTACCGCAAGGTAGACATCACTCCTACCTATGAAGACACTGATCTTGAGCCTACCCAAGAAGTTTCTCAGTACCAAGACGAGAAGGTGCTTTTGCTGACCTATTATGGTCTTGTGCCTCGTGAGTACTTGAACAACATGAAGGAAAACAAAGAGATTGTTGAGTTGTTTCCTGAGAATTCAGCGGCTGAAGACTACACCGACATGGTGGAAGCCATTGTGGTGATTGCCAACGATGGTTTATTGCTCAAAGCCGAAGAAAACCCCTACATGATGAAAGATCGTCCAGTCTTGAGTTATCAAGATGACACGATTCCTAACCGTTTGTTGGGCCGTGGCACGGTGGAAAAAGCCTTCAATATGCAAAAAGCTATTGATGCTCAGACCCGCAGTCACTTGGATTCACTGGCACTGACAACTAGCCCCATGATTGCTATGGATGCAACTCGTTTGCCAAGGGGTATGAAGTTTGAGATCAAGCCAGGCAAGGCGATGCTCACCAATGGCGCACCTTCTGAGATCATTTTCCCCTTCAAGTTTGGTGAAACTAGCCTGAACAACCTCAATACTGCCAAGGAATTTGAGCGTATGTTGTTGCAGGCCACTGGAACACTGGACTCCAATGGCATGGTCACCAGTTCCGCTAGGGATGGTGGTGGTATGTCTACAGCAGTAGCCACTATCATCAAGAAATACAAGCGAACACTAGTCAATTTCCAAGAAGACTTCC